ATCGAAAGCACCATCGCCAACGCCATTCATGGCAAGTGGCTGCAGTGCCGCTTTGATGAAGACCCGGCGTGGTACTGGGAAGGGCTTTGGAAAGTCACACCATCCCGCGACCGGCTTTCCAGCGCCTTTACCATCACCGGCACCTGCAACCCCTTCAAGCGCAGCGTCTACGACGGCACCAACGACTGGCTGTGGGATGACTTCAACTTTGAAACGGACATCGTGCGCAACTACACGAATATCCCGCTCAAGGCGGGCGAGGACAAAGAGGTGTCCATCACCGGTGCACCGCGTGCGGCCGGCATCTACTTCCAGCGCAGCGAGACCGCCGCAAACATCGCGGTGTCTCTCAATGGCTTTGAGGTGGGCATTCTGGCCAAGTCCACCGACTGGCAGTATATCGAGGGGCTTACTATGCCGGATGGTGTAGTGGGCACCCTCGTTTTCGCTGCATCGGCAGACTGCAGCATTAGTATTAAATATCTGGGGGCAAGCCTATGAGCTATAAAGTTTATGCTGGTGTGCAGACGGATGTAGACACATGGAAAACTAGGGTCTGTATCCACGATATCAGCGATATTACCGACACGAAAAAGCTCATCAGCCCCACGCTGACCCGCGAAGTGGGTAAAGCTGGCTCTTTTGAGTTTACCATGCCGCTGGGCAATGTGGCACACTCTGCGCTGCAAAAGCTGCGCACTACGGTAGAGGTGGAACAGGACGGCGTTTCCATCTGGCAGGGCCGTCCTATGAGCCATGAGCAGGATTTTTTGATGCGTCAGAAAATCTACTGCGAAGGGGAGCTTGCGTATCTGAATGACAGCGGAATTGCGCCGTACGCTGCAAAAAATGTGAGCTTTTCGCAATTTTTGGAATGGATCTGCGATAACCACAACGGAATGGTAGATGCATACAAAGCTTTTACTCCTGGCAATGTGCAAATGGACATTCCCATGATCGTGCCCTATATCGACGGCATCAAAGTCGTGCAGGTGGGTTACAGCTACGATTCTAATGATGGAGATTACATTTACCATTGGGGAATTGTAGATCCCGTGGATGGAAAGACGAATATTTTCTATGAGGAAACAGAGATCAACAAAGCTTCCTGCCTGAGCTGGGAAATCGATGAAGAGCACATTGCGGAAGGTCGCATTATTTCACGGATTGGAAGCAACAATTTCCGCGTGCGTCTGTTTGCAGCCTATGTAAAGGGCAAAACGTACGCCGCAAAGGTCGAAGTGAAAAAAGCCGAAATCGTCTGCGGTACTTGCAACAAGAATTTTGGCACGTACTCCATTTACAACGTTGAGCAGGCATCTGAATCCAAGACCTTTAAGATCACCGAGCAAAACGGGAAATACATCCTTGCTATCAACGGCAAGACTGATTCTCGCTTTTTGTTTGATGTGAAGGAACCTACATACAGCTTTGGCGATGGAAAAAACTATGGCGTTACATGGGACATCTTGCAGAGTGAGCTGGTGGAAAAGTACGGCGGATATCTGGTGCTGCGCCATGCAGAAGATCCTGACGGAAAACCGCGCCGGTATCTGGACTATCTGCAGGCGATCACCGATAAAAACAGCCAGACGGTGGCTTTTGGAACAAACCTGCTGGATTTGACCAACAACGTCAAAGCAGAGGACATCTACACGCGGGTGATCGCGGTAGGTGCCAAAAAGATAACATGGCTTGTTTTTTCGTGGGGTGAGACCATCACAGAAACCGCAAACGATCTGGCCGCGCAAAAGCTTTTTGGCATCATCACAAAAGTGATCTTTATTGAAGGCATCGAAAGCACGCCGCAGTCTTTGCTGGATGCGGCAGAGGAAGAACTTTCCAAAAATCTGCGCTATCTGAACGGCATGACAGTCAAAGCGGTCGATCTGAAAGACGCTGATATTGATGTCAACCGCATTGCAATTGGAAAGCAAACGCACATTTTCTCTGCACCGCATGGTGTAGATACCTGGTTGCTGTGTTCCAAGCTTGTTGAGCCGTTGGATTCGCCGGATAAAAAGGAGTTTACATTTGGCACTGAGTTTTCCAGCATCAGCGACCTGCAGGCTTTGAGTGCACGCAAAGCGTCCGATGCTTACGATTTGAGTCGATCGCTCAAAGGGTACATGTCAGGCTAATAAGACAGGAGGTGTTTTATGGATAAAACTTTTGATGAAGCCATTGCGGGAATCCGTAAGGCTGAGCGCGGCGTGGAAGTCCGTGAGGACATCGCACAGGGCATGGAGTACGTCAAGCAGTACGCCGAGGAAGTGACAGGCCAGCAGCAGGCCGCCCTGCAGGCTGCTCAGACCGCCGCCAGAGCAGCCAGCACCGCGACGAAAAAGGCCGCAGCAGCTGCAGAGAGCGAAAGCGCCGCCCGGACCTCCGCCGCCGAAGCGGCCCAAAGTGCACAGTCAGCATCCGCAGACGCAAAGAGTGCGGGAAGCTCTGCCGCTTCTGCCAAAGCTGAAGCGGACAGGGCTGCGGCCATCGTGAGCACCGATAAGACGCTGAGCGTCGAGGGCGCTCCGGCTGACGCAAAGGCTGTTGGCGATGCGCTGAAAGGCATCAAGCTCCCTATTGCCACCGCCACCACGCTGGGCGGCGTGAAGGTGGGCAGCGGTCTGACGGTCGATGCGGACGGAACACTTTCTGCGGACAGCGCTTTGGCTGCCTACCCCGTTGGCAGTATTTTTCAAACAGTCAGCACTACCAGCCCCGCCGCCCTGTTTGGCGGTACATGGCAGGAGATTGCGCAGAACCGGGTGCTGATGGGTGCGTCCTACGCCCACGCAGCGGGCACTACCGTGGAGGCCGGACTGCCGAACATCACAGGCAGCTTTACAACAAAATCAACAGACGTAGGCGGGTCTCCCTTTAGTGGTGATGCTAACGTACTTTCCGCTAAGGGTTCTCTGGCTTTTAGTGAAAAGAGCGCTAGTTATAGCGGTTACACTGGACATTCTGGAAGCCAATATAATATTCAATTTGATGCTTCCCTCTCGAATCCTATCTACGGCCGCAGCTATACCGTGCAGCCCGCCGCATACTATGTGCACATCTGGAAGCGCGTGGCATGAGAAAGGAGGTTTTGAACCATGAAGATCATTGACGAGACCGGCGCAGTCGTGGAAAACCCGGACCTGACCCTTGGGTATCTGACCACCAGCACCGAAGAAGTCACCCACCCCGCCGTAGAGGGCGTGGAGGAGCAGTGGCACTGGGAGACCGTGACCGAGTATCCGAACGGTGGCAAGGACGTGCAGAAGGTCGTTGACCGCCCCGGCGTACAGGCGCAGGAGGCATGGGTGGAACAGGTGCCCATCCAGAAGTACATCCGATACACCGCCGAAGAGCTGGCCGCGCAGGAAGAAGCGCGCAAAAAGGCCGAAGCCCGGGAGAAGCTGCCGGAGACGGTTGAAGCGCTGCAAAAAGAAAACGAGATGCTCAAGCAATGCTTGCTTGAAATGAGCGAGATTGTTTATGCATAAAATCACACAAAAATTAGAAAGGTTGGTATTTATGATGGCAATGTTGTGGGCACAGGAAATCATGTCTGCTGAGACTATGGAGGAGGCAAAGGCTCTGTACGAGCGTTGCCCCCGCCTGCTGAAGGAGAAGGTCAAGGCAATTCTTATCAAGAGCGGCTTTGAGGAAATCACGCAGTAAGGAGGGCGCTATGGCTGAAATCATGGATGTGTCCCGATATCAGGGCACGATCGACTGGGCAAAGGTCAAGGCAAGCGGCAAGGTGGACGGCGTGATGATTCGCGCCATGGGCAACAGCGCAGCGGGCAGGCCCAGCGCACCCTACACTGACCCACAGTTTGCCCGCAATTACAGCGAGTGCAAGCGGTTGGGCATCCCCTGCGGCGTGTATGGCTACTTTAAAGCAGTCAACCGGGAGCAGGCCGACAAGGAGCTGGCCTATTTCAAGAAGCTGCTCACCGGCCGGAGCTTTGAACTGCCGGTGGCCGTGGACATCGAGGACGAGGTGCAGAAGCCGCTGGGCAAGGATGTGCTGACCGACCTGACAGCTTACATGCTGGGCACGGTGGAAAGCTGGGGCGTGTACGCTCTGCTTTACACCGGCCTGTGGTTCGGCAGCACCTTCCTGTACATGGGCGGCGCGGCGCTGAAGCCCTACGACGTGTGGCTGGCTGCCTACCGCACGAAGAAGCCCGCACCCAGCTGGTCTTTTGGCATGTGGCAGTACACCAGCAAGGCCCGTGTACCCGGTGTGACCACCAACGTGGACATGTCCCACGCATACAAGGACTATGCGGGCATCATCAGCAAGAAGGGTCTGACCCGTCTCCGGGAGGGTAAATGACCGAAAAAGAAGCTCTCCTGTGGGTGCTTGGCATCTTGGGTAGCCTGTGCGCTGCGGCCATCACCATCGACAAGGTGCTGGAAATCATCCATAAGTACATCAAGAAGGCGCAGGCCCCCGACGATGCGCAGAACAAGCGAATGGATACGCTCGAAAAAAGACTTGGCGTGCTGGAACAGGGACAGCTTCAGCACGCACAGGCCCTTGCAAGAGACCTGCGCCGCTTTGACGGCCTCGATGAAGAGATGCGTCTCGTCCTTGTTGGCGTGCAAAATCTTTTGGATTCGCAGCTGTCCGGCAACAACCGCGAAGGTATGCAAAAAAGCAAATCCGATATTAACAACTACCTACTGAAAGGAGTAACAAATCATGGAAGCAATGTTTAACTTTATCCCCGCACCCATCGCACTGGTACTGATGCTCATCGGCTTTGCCGCGCTGGCCGTTGGTGCCATCCGGCTGGGCTACAAGCAGTACGTCAAGCAGTGGGCACTGGAGCTCGTGACCATCGCCGAGGACAGCATCATGGGCAGCGGCCAGGGCGCAAAGAAAAAGGCACAGGTCTTTGCCGCGCTGCGCGGCGCACTGCCGGACTGGCTGAAGCCTTTCATCACCGATGAAGTGCTGGACAGTGTGATTGAAAAGGCTGTCAGCATGATGAAAAAGGCACTGGCAGAAAAGAAGCCTACCATCAACAAGGAGTAATTTATGATCGAGCAAAGCGTATCTCTCGCATCCAACGGCACGGCAAAGTTGCCCGGCTATGAGCAGCTGGTGCGCTTTGGCTACACTAAAAACCGGGGCGTGTACAGGCTGCACGTCGATGCAACCGGCGAGTGGGAAGGGCTGGCTATCCGCTGCTTCTGGCACGTGCCGGACGGCAAAGATCCGTCATCCTCGTTGGTGGTGGACGGCTATGTGGACGTGCCCGCCAGCGTGACCGCACAGCCCGGGAGCGGGTGCATCACCTTTGAGGGCAGCGATGACACCAAGAACATCACCAGCGCAGACCTGCACTACCGTGTAAGTGCCAACTCAGGCACAGAGGATGGCACAGAGCCGGAACCGGGCACCCCTGCATGGCAGCAGCTGGTGGATGCCGTGCACACTGACGCCACCGCCGCAGAGCAGGCCAAGACCGATGCACAGACGGCAGCACAGCAGGCCGGGGCATCTGCCCAAAAGGCTGGGAATGCCCTTTCTGACACCATTACCGCCAAAGAGGATGCTCTGAAAGCCACCAAAGACGCACAGACCGCTGCTAATGAAGCCACCACCAGTGCGGGCAGTGCAGGCAAAAGCGCTCAGGAAGCCGCTGGCAGTCTGCAAGAGCTGAAGAACGGCATCGCAAGCGGTGAGTTCAAAGGCGAGCCCGGCAATGACGGAAAATCCCCAGTCGTAACTGTAACTGACATCGAAAATGGCCATCGTGTTAGCATCACTGACAAAGACGGTACCAAAACAATTGATGTCTTGAATGGCAAAGACGGCAAAGATGCTCCACAAATTGATGACACTACCGTGACCGACTCTGCCCCATGGAGCAGCAAGCACATCGTGGATGTGCTCTGCCCGCCCATTTCTGAGACCGGGAACCCGGCGCAGTTCTACCCGGTGGCGGGATATCCGCTGGGCTGTAAGGTGAGCTGGGAGCCGACGCAGGAAGGCAGTGGGACACCCAGCCCCGAAAACATTCGTCCCATCAAGGGACGTGACAGCGTCACAGTGACAAGGTGCGGGGAAAACCTGTTTAATCCTGCATGGATGCCAGAAAAAACCTTGAACAACGGATTAACGTGGACAATAACCTCCGATGGCACTGTAACGGCAAACGGAACGGCAAATGGGACGTCATACTACAACTCTGATTATTTTTCGCTTCCTGCGGGCACATACACGATTAGCGCAATGCCGTATTTCCGTATGTCAATTCTCAATAGGGATGTAGGCGATACTACAGTTGCTGCACAACAGGTTGGGCAGCCGTGTACATTTACGGTAGAGACTGACATACAAAATGCCTCCTTGTTTTTTGACACCTCTGGCATACTGGATAATGTTTCGGCAAAACCGCAGATAGAGAAAGGCACGACTGCAACAACCTACGCCCCTTACACCGGCCAAACAGCCACCCTTACACTGCCCCGCACCATCTACGGCGGCACGGTGGACACAGTGAGCAGTGAGGGGCAGGAGACGCGGAAGCTGCTGACGCTAGACGGGACGGAAAAATGGATGGTATCGGGCAAGTTTTTGGACAATAAAACCGACTGGTACTATGTATCGTCAAAAATTCCGAACGCTGTCAATGCAGCGCCGCAGAAAGGCAACGAGATTTGCAGCCACTATCCTCATGCAGATATCGCTAACACCAATACCGCGCAGGGATGTGCTATTGTGTGGGGTGCTATCCGTGTACGCTGGGGCGACACAATCCCGGATGATGCTGATGCATGGAAAGCCCACCTTGCCGCCCAGTACGCCGCCGGAACCCCGGTGCAAATTGCGTACAAGCTGGCAGAGCCTGTGCCCTTCACTGTGACAGGCGCACAGCCCATCTCTGCTCTGAGCGGCGTGAACACCCTGCTGACCGACGCAGACAGCGTGACGGTGACCGGCAGAGCAGACCCCATCAAACGCATCACTGACCTTGAGGACGCCGTGGCATCCATGACATAAAGGAGGTACATACATATGGCAATCAGAAGCAAAGCTCGCCATGACCTGACCCTGCGTTCCATCAAGCGGGAAATCGCCGCAGGACGTGACGTGGCATACTGGCTGGACAAGGCGTACACCCATCTGGACAGTGGCCTGCTGACGGAGGACGACATCGCAGAGGTGGAAGCCCTTGCGCAGGCGTACTACGATGCGCTGGATGCTGATGACAAGGCGAACGCTGAGGAAATCACGAAGTAAGGAGACAAAAAATGTTTCATTATCACTACATCAAAGTCATTGCTGATTCTGAAAACATGAGTACGAAAGAAATCACTTCTATTCTGCAAAAATACTTTGCAAAACAGAACGACGGTTTTTACCTCGAAATCGACTTGGATAATCATGCCGCTGATTTCGATGGCAGCGGAAAATGGCTCATGCGGTTGGAAGGAAATATTTTGTGGCTAAATGGCGAATACGTTGCGTTCAGCGGTGTGCAACAAAACAACCCGAATGATAGCGTTATCGTCAAAATTTCCGCAATTCGTTATCTCATTGTTCACAATAAGGAGTGATATCATGGCAAGCACTACATACGAGCATTTTGTTGACACCAACAAAATGTACGCCGCACAAGAGCAATTTCGTGACATCACGAAAATGGTCTGCGCACGTTTTCGTGACCTCACGAAAACATACCATCTCGGCAATGCCAACGAAATGGTGACGTTTTGTCACCGCTTCTCCGTGCTTGGCACTATGGTGCGCAACGCCGGACAGCTGCCGCAACCTTTCTGGCTCGGGGTTGCCTGTGGCGGCGGCTCGTGTAGTCTTTCCGCCAGCGTTGCAAGGGCTTAATGCAGAACAGATAAAAGCTGTGATAAAACGTGCGCCGCTTGGGAGGTATGACCGGAAAATCGCCCGGTTGCGGTACGTTGACCAGCTATGTCAAGTTGATATTGCAGCGCGTGTGCCGTATTGTCGGACATCAATCGGCAATAGGCTGAAAATTATTGATGAAAAGCTAGACGAAAGGAGCTCACCGTGAACATCGAAAATCTTCCGACCGCAAATCTTATTACAGAGCTTCGCAAACGCGAGGGAGTGGAAACGACCGTTGTTGAGCCTTATCAGGACGCAGCAGTCAGCGTCAACGGCCCTGCGCTGGTTCTTGTCGTGACGGATTGATTGTGGTATAATAACATCAACAAATCTACCCGGCCTCTCAAAGAAGCGCATTAGGGTGGATATTTGCCAGCTAACCTCGTGCTTTATCTGGGAATGAAAAAAGCAGTCGCCAGATTCGGCGCTGAACAGTCTCCTGCCCGCCCACTTGCAGTGCGTACCATGCGGGAGACGCAGAAACCCCCGGTGTTCCGTTTGGAGCATCGGGGGTTTCTTTATGCCAGTGCCAGCGCCTCCTTTACCGTTTTGCAACGGCAGGACACGCTGTGCATGAACCGGCTCGCTTCTTCGTAGGTGACAAAGCGAACGGTGGCGTCCGCACCGAGTTCGCCCTTTTCCCGCAGGGTCACAGAGTATACCCTGCCTTCGGGGAAGTCGCTGTTGACCATCGGCTTCCTGTTCGGCATAAACGGAGACGGGATGGAAGTGAGCTCTCCGCTCAAGGTGGTGCAGAACTCGTCATAGTGGCTCATCCCATCTTCCGTGATGAGATAGGGTTTTTTAATTTTATCCATAATGTAAGCCTTCCTTTCGGTTATATATAGCCCACGGATTTCATCCGGTTAAGGCTATAGCAGGTTATAATGCTCTGCCAACAGGAATCGAACGTATGTTGGGCACTCCCTCTCGCCCAGGCACCAGCCCTGCACCGTGCGGCGCGGGATGCCCGCACCCTTTGCAAAGGCGGTCTGGCTGATGCCGGATGCCACCACCATCTCCCGCACGCTCATGCGTGCTGCTGCCCAGATACGGCCCAGACGGTCTTTCTCGGCGTCCAGATCGGCGCAGCCATCGGAATCGTCCGGGATGCTGAGGGTGACGTTACCGAGAAAAACTTCTTTCGACTGCTTGGCAGCCATGCCAAAAAGTTCTGCATTGCTGTACATGGTTGACTTCCTTTCTTTCAGATGGTAATATATTTGCGCACCTCCATGGTGCGTCTTTCACAAAATCCCTTGCCAGATGTTGCGAGCATCCGGCAGGGGATTTTTTTATTTACAGGTTAATCCACTCTTCGTTCTCTTTGAGTGTCTCGACGTACTGGGGGTAGAGGTCGCTGATGATGATGTCCTTCTCCATGTCATCCAGCTCGCCCTGCATGAGGGATTCGGACTTCTCCTCGGTCAGATTCATGTCGGCGGTGATGGTCCACTCGGCATCGTCATGATTGTGTACGAGGTTGCCGTCGGCGTCGATGTGAGCGTAGATCGTCCAGACGGTTTCGCCGTTCTCACAATCCATGGTCTTGTATTCGTCAGGCTCCACCTCGGTGCCGTTCTCCATGACCTTTGCGGCAAACTCTTCAACATTCAGAATCTTCATGATTTTTTACCTCCATGTTGTTGTGTGTTGGTGTCTTTCACTGTCTTTATTATACGCTCATTGTGCGCAAAAATCAAGGCTTTTTGCAAAATTTTGTGCTCAGTGAGCGTATTTTTTTCTTTGGCATATGTGAGATTTTTGTCCTTCGTTGTACCTTCGTTGTCTCTCCCGCCGGGCGGCTCTGCTACACTGGGCGCAAAGGGAGGGGGCGCCATGTGGCACAAGTTTAACCCGAACCCGCGCGGGAGCAGCGTCGGGGACTGCGTAGTGCGGGCGGTAGCTTCGGCCACCGGTCAGAGCTGGGAGCAAGCGTATATTGCGCTGGCGCTCACCGGCTACGCCCTCGGCGATATGCCCAGCGCCAACCGCACATGGGGCGCGTACCTTCAAAAGCAGGGTTACAAGCGCCGCATGGTGGAAGCAGACTGCACCGCCTGTTACACCGTGGCAGATTTTTCCCGGGAGTATCCGCGCGGCGTGTACGTGCTTGGCTGCTCCGGCCACGTCCTGACCGTGATCGACGGCGCGTGGTGGGACAGCTGGGACAGCGGCGCAGAATGCCCGATCTACTACTGGTACAAGGAGGAAAACGATGCCGATTTATAACGGATACCCGCAAGTGTTTTACCCGCAACAGCCGCAAGGGCAGCTTGAACAGCTCAGGGCAGCACAGTACCAGCCCCAGCCCGTCATGATGCCGACAATGCAGGGACAGACCGCACCGACTGACAGCGGCTTTATCTGGGTGCAAGGCGAAGCAGCAGCCCGTGGCTATCTGGTCGCCAACGGGAGCCGTGTGCTTTTGCTGGATGCCGATTCCGATACCTTTTACATCAAAGAAGTGGGGCAGGACGGCAGGCCGTTCCCGCTCCGCATCTACGACTACAAGGAACGCACCAGCGGCCCCAAAGCGTCGATTGCAGCTACGCAAGCCGCAGGCGGGGAGTATGTCACCCGCAAGGAGTTCGACGAGTTGGCGGCAAAGCTGGCGGCGTTGGAGAAGCAGGAAGCACAAGAGCCGGAAAAGGAGAGCTAAACGATGAGCAGCAGCTTGTATAACTCGATGGGCCGACAGACCCAGAACCCCATTGGCGGGCAGTTCCAGCAGTTTATGGGCCAGATGCAGGGCAAGAACCCGCAGGAGATGATAAACCAGATGCTCACCTCCGGCCAGCTCTCACAGCAGCAGCTCAACGCCATTCAGCAGCGGGCGCAGCAGATTGCGCCGATGCTCAATGGAATGAAAAATATGTTTGGGTTCTAAAATGCGGCCGCATTTAGAATAAATTCAAAAATCTAACGTAAAGGAGTAAAACTATGTCTCTTTCTTCTGATAGCACGGTTCTGACCATGCCGGTACAGCCCGCCAACGGTTACAGCAACGGCCTCAACGGCTGGGGCGGCGACTGGATGGGCTGGATCGTCCTCTTCCTGATCTTCGGCATGTTCGGCTGGGGCGGCATGGGCGGCTTTGGCTGGGGCGGCGGCATGGGCGGCGCTTCGCCTTATGTAACCAGCGCTGTCACACAGGCAGACCTGCAGCGCGGCTTCGACAGCCAGAGCGTCATGAACAAGCTGAACGGGCTGGAAAGCGGCCTGTGCGACGGCTTCTATGCCATGAACACCGGGATGCTTCAGGGCTTCAACGGCGTGCAGCAGGGCCTGAACGGCGTTACCAACGCCATGCAGCAGGGCTTCAACGGCACCAACGTTGCGCTGATGCAGGGGCAGAATGCTCTGGCTACACAGCTGGCAGACTGCTGCTGCAAGACCCAGACCGCGATCCAGGGAGTCAACTACAATCTGGCCACGCAGGAGTGCGACACCCGGAACCAGATGCAGCAGGGCTTCTGCGCAACGCAGAACACCATGAACAACAACACCCGGGACATCATCGAGAATCAGAACAGCAACACCCGCGCGGTGCTCGACTTCCTGACCAATGATAAGATCGCCACCCTGCAGAGCGAGAACAACGAGCTGCGCCGGGCTGCTTCTCAGGATCGCCAGAGCGCGTTCCTGACCACCGCGATGAACGCGCAGACCAACCAGATCATCGGGACTCTGCAGCAGAAAGCTCCCGTACCTGCCTATCAGGTGCCTAACCCCAACGCCATTTACTATGGCTGTGGGACCGGCTGCGGCAGCTGCGCATAACCGAATCACGGCAACTGACTGCGAATTGTAGTCTGTTCAGCCCCTGAGCTGATTTTGCAAACCAGAGCGCCGGGGCAAAAGTCCCGGCGTTTTTCTATGAAAGGAGCCGATAAAATGGCTGAATTTAGCAACTCCAACACCGTCATCGTGGCGGCGGGTGAAAACCTTCCCCTGACCGAGACCGCGGTGAAAGCCCCTGCCTGCATCATGCACCGTGAGGGCAGCGGCCTCGTGACCCTGCGAGGTCTGACCAATCAATGCAAAGCGCGCTTCAAGGTAAGCTTTGGCGGAAATATCGCCATTCCCACCGGAGGCACTGTGGGACCCATTTCCGTTGCGCTGGCCGTCGGCGGTGAGTCGCTGACCAGCGCGACAGCCATTGTCACCCCGGCGGCAGTCGAAAATTACTTCAACGTTTTCGTGGCTGCGTTCATCGAGGTGCCGCGTGGCTGCTGCGTGACCGTGGCGGTTAAAAACACCAGTACGCAGGCAGTCAGCATTGCAAACAGCAATCTGATCGTTGAGCGGGTAGCATAAGAAAGGAGATAAAGTCATGCTGGATAAAC